CCGAGCTTGCCGAGGCGCGGGCTGAGATTGAGCGGCTGAAAAAGCCAATGATTACCGATATGCGCGAAAAAATGGCTGCGTTATGCCACGATCAGTGGGCGGGATGGATGGAGTATTTATTTTTGAAATCAAAACAAGTAGACGGTTGCGTCATTATCCCGGCATGGGCTGTAGATCGCTGGCGTAGACAAGTGGCAACGAGATACCCCGATCTGTCAGAAGATGAAAAGAACTCTGATAGAAACGAAGCAGACCGATTCCTATCCATTTTCAATGCTGAGATCGAGCGCAAAGACAAGCTGATCGAGCAGATGGAATCTGTATTCAGGAGCATGCTAGAAAAGCCGCAGTGTGAAGTATGGCGGTTTGAAAGCGAAATTAACGCCGTGCTTGACGCGGCAGAAAGGGGCGGGGAATGATCTGTCGGCAATGCGGAAGCGCCGCAATAAACGATAGCTTGCATGGCAGGCAAAAGGGTATTTTTGAGGAGTATTTTATGTATAAAAAAACCGTAACGATCCGGCTCGCCCCCGCGACTCAGGAACAGATCGCCGCCCTTGCCAAGTTTGGCGGCACGTCAGATGTAATCGCCGTGGCTGTTGACCGGCTGTGGCAGCAGGAAAAGCCGCCAGAGAAGTAGCCAACCATACCCCGGAGCAATCCGGGGTTATTTTTTTGTCAAAAAAAAGCCTGGCACAAAATCGGCCAGGCGAAGTGAGAGGATCTTTGAGAGGATAGCGAAATTATAGCATAGTTTTCCACAAGATACTTTAAAATCTATCAGATTTCTGATATCATTGTGAATAGAGGTTACTAATATGAGCAGGAAAACCGAAACAACCGCATACGAACAACTACCGCCGAAGCGGCAGCGCTTTGTCGATGAGTATGTTGTCGATTTTAACGGCACGCAGGCGGCCACCAGGGCGGGCTATGCGCCGAAATCAGCTCAAGAACAAGCGGCAAGGTTGTTATCAAATGCTATTGTCAGGGCCGCCGTTGAAGAGCGCAGAAAAAGCATAAAGAGAAAATCAGTCAATCACCGTCACTGGCTGTTGCGTAAGACCAAAAAGATCATTGATAAATGCACTGACGACGGCAGCGACAAATGGAACCCGCAGGGCGCCAACGGCGCAGTCAAGAATATGGTCGATATTCTCGGCCTGAAGACCGAAAAGCACGAAATAAGCGGCGGTATTCAAGTCAGCCACGACCTTAGCAAGCTCTCGGCAGAAGACCTGCACGCGCTGCTGAAGATTTTGGAGCGTGCAAAATGAAGCTGCCGACGATTGCCGAAGTGAAGGCCGAACTTGCCAGGCGCGACTTGATCGAATACGCCTGCATGCAATGGCCAAACTACCGAGCAGCGAGACATCACAAGGCAATCGCCAGCGCTTTGCAACGCGTCGAGTCTGGACAATGCAAGCGCCTGATGATATTCGCTCCACCCAGGCACGGCAAGTCGATGATAACGTCAGAGTTTTTCCCCGCCTGGTATCTCGGCCGCAACCCTGACAAATATGTCATTCATGCAACCTACGCGCAAGAACTTGCCGAAGACTTCGGCCGTAAGATCAGAAATCAGATGGCCGACCCGATGTTTCAAGCGATCTTTCGGGAATGTCAGCTCTCAACCGACAGCGCCAGCCAGAAACGCCTGGCGACATCTCGCGGCGGCAGCTATTTCGCTTTGGGCGTTGGTGGTGCTGCAACTGGTCGCGGTGCCCATCTGCTTATTATCGACGACCCCGTGAAGGGCCGTGAAGAAGCCGACAGCGAAACATACCGGCGCAGGCTCAAAGATTGGTATCGCTCGGTTGCTTACACCCGTTTAATGCCAGGCGGCGCCGTTATTATTATGAACACCCGATGGCACCATGACGACCTGTCAGGCTGGCTGCTCAAAGATCACGCCTCGGAAGGCTGGGAAGTATTATCGCTGCCAGCAATCGCAGAAGAAAATGACCCGCTTGATCGGCAGCCCGGCGAAGCACTCTGGCCCGAAGATTATTCAGCCGATGACCTGTTGCGAATCAAAGAACAATCCGGTTCTCGCGAATGGTCAGCACTCTATCAACAACAACCCACGCCAGACGAAGGCAGCATATTCAAGCTTGAATGGTTCAGGCGATATAAAACCCTGCCGGCTGCACCGCAGCTTATCGTTCATTCCTGGGATACCGGCACAAAAGACGACGACCTGAACGACCCGACCAGCATGACGCGCTGGGATGTTCACCCGGCAGGTCTTTATCTTGCCGACCGCTTTTCTGCTCGCCTGCAGTTCCCTGATTTGGTTCGCAGCGTTCAGGCGATGGCGGCCCGCGACAACCCCGGCGTGATTCTGATCGAAGATAAAGGCAGCGGGCAGCAGCTATTGCAGGTGCTTCAACGCGAAACACGCCTGCCGGTAGTTCCGGTTGTGCCAGATAAATCAAAAGTTATCAGGGCGCAGGGCGTTAGCGGCATTGCCGAATCCGGCCGCGTTTATCTGCCGGAAGTCGCCGCCTGGCTGATCGATTTTGAAACCCAAGTTGCGGCTTTTCCGATGGCACCACACGATGACGATGTGGACTCGATGACTCAAGCGCTGCAATATCTCGCGAACTGGACAGCAACAGCACAGGCGGCATCAAGCCGCTCATGGTCGGAAATAGGCAAATCAGGAGAATTATAAAATGGCCGCGATCTCACAAGAAACACGTCAGAAGGTTCTCGAATACGTCAAGGCCGACATCGACGCGGCAGACTTGTATTATACCGATAACGTCGAGCCGGCATGCCTGAAGCGCCTGCAGCGGTTTTACTCGTCGAAAGAATATTACCAAACGCTTTTCCCACAGCTCTCGCGCCGAAGCAGCTTTACCATGTCAGACGTGGCCGATACCGTTTATTGGGTAATGCCGTCACTGATGAAAATATTCTTCGGTGGGCAAGACCCGATTTCTATTGCCGGCCGGACTCCCGACGACGACGCAGCACCGATGCAGACGCTTTGCTCGTGGCAGCTTCAGAAAAAGAATCGCGGTTTCCTGATCTTTTACCGCTGGCTGCTCGATGCCCTGCAGCTCGGTCATGCCGTCGTTAAAATCAGGTGGGAACGCGAAGAAAAAGAAGTCGAAGAATCTGACATCATGGCCGCCGATGACTTTATGGCCGCCAATTTCGAAGCTGTCGGCGTTAAGTTTGTCAGGGCCGAAGAGCAGCCAGACGGCACATACAAAGTCACCGTCAAGACAAACAAACTCGTAAAAAATCAGCCCGTTTTCGACAACGTGCCGGTGTCAGAATTTGCATGGCTGCCAGACTCAGCCGACGTGAAGCGCCTGCAGTTTTGCAAGCACAAGCGCCTGATGACCCGCAGCGAAATTGAAACCAATATAAAGAACGGCATCTTCGAAAAGATCACAGAAGAGCAACTTGCCGTTGCTCGATATATCAGCGACGAAGACGAAACTCTCGAAGAATTTCTGCGCGACGACAACCCATATAACGACGGGGCTGCCGATCTCGATACCAGCCGCATGCAGTTCTGGGTCGAAGAATGTTTCGGCAAATATGACATCAACGACGACAATATCAGCGAAGACGTTATTGTGACAGTTATCGGTGACACAATCGTCAGGATTGAAGAAAACGAACTCGGCCGCCCGCACTTTGCCGTATTGTCGCCTTATCCAGATCAGTATCAGCTCACCGGCAGAACCTTTGATGATCTCATCGGCGAACTGCAGGACATCAAGACCGCGATCATGCGGCAGATTATCGTCAACATTGCCAATAACAACGACCGTCAGGCAATCGTAGACGAACAGGCAATCAACCCTGACGACCTGCGCGACAATCGCAAGTGGTTGCGTGCCAGGGTAACAGGCGACCGACCTATCAGCTCTATCGTTTCTTACCTGCCAGAATCGCCAATGTCACCGGCTGCTATGCCGATGGTTGAATATCTCGACAGCATCAAAGAAAACCGCACTGGCGTTACCAAATACAACCAGGGCCTCGACAGCAAAAGTCTTAACAAAACCGCCACCGGCATAACTGCAATCATGAGCGCAGCGAATCAGCGCATCGAAATGATTGCCCGCATGTTTGCCGAAACCGGCGTTCTCGATCTCTTCGAATTACTGGTCGAAATGAATACCCGCTACATCGACAATGAGCAGGTTGTCAGACTCACCGAAGGCAAAAGCATTGTCATCAGGCCAGACGACCTCAAAGGCGAATACGATCTCGATATTTCTGCAGGCGTCGGCGCAGGTCAGCGTCAGGAAGCAACGCAAAACATGATGCTGCTGATTTCGCAGATTTACCCGGCACTGCTGCAGCTTGGTGTGCCGCCCCAGATTGTAACTGGTAAAGCCGTTGAGGCAGCAAAAACCCTTGCTGAACAGATGGGCTATAAAGACGCTTCGAAGATTGTGCCGACCCCTGAAGAGCTGCAGCAGTTCATGGTGCAGCAGGAGCAAATGATGATGGCTCAGCAGCAGCAGACCGATGCCATGCTGTCACAACTTTCGCCCGAACAGATGCAGGCTTTAATGCAACAGGGAGGCAAACCCAATGGAAAATAAAAGACGGCTCAGGCACGAACTGATTCAGGCCATTAACGACGGGCTGGAAGCAGCCTCAGCGGCAAAGTTTCTTATTCCGGTCATACAGCGCAGAAAAAACATTTTGATAGAAACTTTGTGCAACAGTTCACTTGATTATCAAAAAATTGACAATAGCTTCTATTTTGCGCTACACTTGGAATTGAAGTTGTTGACAGAAATGCAGAATGACATCGAGTCAGCAATTTTGCGTGGCGAAGAGTCTTCAGAAAAGCTCATAGACCTGCAGACGCCAGAATCACGCGACACCGAAAATTATCGAATGTAGGAGCGAGTTATGTCAGACACCGAAAACCTGAACGAAGCCGAAGTAGAAGAAAACGATCTCGACGCCAACCAGGCCGAAGCCGACGAAACCGAAGAACTGGCAGATAACGAGCTGTTTTCTGATCTCGACGAAGATCTCGACGAATCAGACGACTTTGATGACGATCTCGATGACGAAACCGAAGAACAGGAGAACGAAGGCGATGCCCTGCAAAACGAAGAAGACGCCGAAAATGCCGAAACCGATGAAAAAGTATTAACCGAAACGCCGGCCAAGACCGCATCTGGTCTTGAAAAATACAAAGCATTCAACACCGAAGCCAAGAACGAATTTAAAGCCATGTTTGGCATTGAATACGACGAATTCGACGACGACCACAAAGACGCCCTGCAGGACATCAAGCAGGTGCTGAAAAAACGTGACAATGCCGTTGAACAGGTAAAAAACATATCGAGCAAGCATGGTGAAAAGTTCAGCCAGTTTGTTCTTGACCGCTTCGAAGACCTGCCTATTCGCGAAATGAAGAAAATTCAGGCTGCCGAACGTGCAGGTGATTTCTCTCTCAGTCTTAAATACATTCAGCAGTTTGAAAATGAATACGCGACCAAAGGCAAAGCGAAAGAAAAAGCTGAAAAGCTCAACGCTGCCGCTGGCTCTCAGACGACTGCCAAAGCAACAGCGAAGCCGCCAAGAACCATGTCGTCAGGCACCGGCTCTGAACCGGCGAAACGCAACAAAACGGTTTTAACCCCGGAAGATCTGGGGTTCGAATAATTTTAACTCGGCCAGGAGGGCTGAACTCTCTCACGGCCATAGCAAAACACGGAGGTTACTGTTATGGGTCTCAATCTTCAGAAGGGTGCTCAGACCACCAGCTTCAACAATTCATCACCCGATACCAGAGTCAGGTTCGTTGACCCTCGTATCTTTTTCGCTCAGGCCGAAATCGCACCGCTTAATGCGCTCATGGAAAGAATCAAACGCAGCGTTCGTGCCACCTCGATCAAACCCGAATGGGTTGAAAAAGATATGGGCACGCCGTCGACCACCATCAACGGCGCAATCAGTGACAGCGCAACCACAATCAACGTGGCCGCCGGCACTGGCGTCATGTTCGATGTAAATGACATTGCGTGGATTCCATCAGCCACAGGTGGCGAACAGGTTCTTGTTACCACCAGAACAACCGACGCTCTGACCGTTGTCAGGAACTGGGGTTCTGCAGGCGCAGCCGCCGCAGCCGATGGCGCTCAGATTGTCAAGCTTTCCAGCTCGTATGCTGAAAATGCAACCTCTGGCGTTGGCGTCAAAATCAAGCCGTCCATGCCCTACAACGTCACTCAGATTCACCGCACCCCGATTGAACTGTCACGCTCTGAAATGCAGATCAAGCGTTACGAACGCGGCGAAAAAGGCGCTCGTCAGGACGCCCGCAGAGATGCAATGATTCTTCACCTTGAAGGTGTTGAACGCTCATTCATCAACGGCGACCTGAAAGAAGACGTTTCAACCAACCGCCGCGTCGCCAAAGGTCTGCTGCGCTATATCGCCACTCACCGCGAAGATATGCTCGGCTCTCTGACCAAAGGCAAATTTGACAGCTTCCTGAAAGATGTCATGTTCAACGGCGGCGGCAAGTATGTTCTGGCTGCTTCTGGTTCATTCATGGAAGCCCTGCACGCCGAAGTTCTCAGCAAATCAAACATGAACATCACCCCGGCCACCAAAGAATGGGGCCTCGATGTTACCCGATATCTGTCACCGTTCGGTAAATGCGATATTTTCTACCATCGCATTCTTTCGCAGATGCTCGAAGACAATTACGGCGGCTGTGCGATGCTGCTCGATATGTCTCTCGTCACCAAGTATTACCTGCAGAAAATGGTTTTGCGTGAAAACATTCAGGCCAACGACGCTGACGGCTTCAAAGATGAATATCTTGAAGAATGCTGCGCCGCTCTGCACAACGAAGCCAATCACGGCTTTATCTACAACGTATAACCAAGGAGCTTAGAAGCATGTTTACTTTTCAGTCTATCTATGCCGGCTTTGGAACCTGGTGCGGTTCGAAGAAAATCAAATTTCGTCGCGGTATCTTTCAGACTGACGACCAGCAGGTCGCCAATCATCTGCGCAAGGAATGCAAAGGTATCGTAACCGAAATCACTGAAATCAAGAAATCCGTGGCTGATAAGCCAACTGAAGAAAAGCCCGCTAAGAAAGCACAGGAAGCTGACAAAGCTTCTAAGTAACTCGCGGTGTCGGGCGGGGGTATGCTTTCGGGCTGCCCCTGCCTTTTCATTTGAAAGGGAAGCAAAATGAATCTTGGCGAACTGAAAACAAAGGTAATTGAGCGACTGCGCGAACGATCAACACCGGTTCACTGGACAACTACCGAGATTGTCGATGCAATCAACCGTGGCTGCAGAAAGTTTGTTAGTGACGCCAAGGTCAAGGAAACGATGCTTCCGCTTTCGCCCGCTTCCAATGACGGCGAATTCTTTATGCCGCCGCGCCTGATGAAAAACAGTGGCGTATTCTGGAACGGCAAAAAGCTTGAATTTGTCAGTGCTGACTATCTCGATAACTATTATGGCGGCAACGTCTCGCAGTTTTCACGCGGCGACGCTGAAACCACGTCGGCAGACTGGCGGCTGCTCACTGCAGACTCACCGACAAGCTGGACAATCGAAGATGGTCTGGTCAGGTTATTTCCCATTCCTACAAGTCTTCGGGCGCTATTCAAACCAACAATCGATTCGTCATCGATCGGCAGAAGTCACCAGGAGTCAACCATTGCCGCCGGAGCTGTTGCCATAAATTTCGCCAACAACATACCGCAGCAGCAAGACATGATCGACCTGTTTCTAAACGGCGTTTACCAGAATACCGACCAGTGGAGCATAACCGGCGCAAAGCAAATAACAATGGTTGGCTCTCTTGCCGCAGATTGTGACGTCGAAATAACTCAGTATGACGGTCTTACCCTTGGTATAACGCACACGCTTTCTCTGGCAGCCGGCGTTCAGATTATTACCCTGCCGACTGCTTACAATTACCTGACCGATTCGGTGACGGTAAAGATCAACGGTATTACTCAGGCACCCTCTACCTTTAACAAATCCGGCGCCTACACGATAACCTTATCAGCGCCATTGGTTGCCGCCTCTGACGTCGAAGTGAAAATCTATCAGTATGCCCTTGAAACCGAGAACATTGATACCAGCTCTTTCGATGTGAAAATGCGCTGCGTCCGAATACCGGTTGACATGACTGCCGATGCAGACAACCCTGACATGCCGACTCACCTGCTCGATTATCACGACTGTTTGTGGATGTGGGCCTTGGTCGAATGTTACAGCCGCGAAGGCCAGGAAAAAGATATGGCAATGGTTCAGTTCTATGCCCAACTTTACAACCAGAAACTGAATGAATACCGGCAGAACTTCGGTGCGCCAATTTCATTCTCTCCACGCGACCCCTGGACGGTGTAAATAATGTTTGGATATCTCAACCTCAACGACCCAACAAAGATTGGCAATACAGAATCGCAGGAAGCAATAAACCTTCGATTAGATCGCGGCTATCTTGAATACCAGTCGTGGCCTATCGACACAACCATTATGCGCAGCGGCAAAGACCCGCAGGGAAATGTTATTCGGGTAGACCCCTCTGTGCCTATCGGATTTATTGGAGTGCTTCAGAGAGTTTTAACCGGTGGCAATGACATTATCGGGTTAAGATACCCGCCGAATAATATTGGCTGGAACTATGGCGTAAAGCCAGTTCTGTGTGATACGTCGGTCGGGCCTGGCCCGTTTTATCCGGCGAAAGAATACAATTATGCCATAACCCTTTTCGACCCAGTTGCCGGCGAAGAAAGCCGACCGTTTTTTGTCACGGCCTACACAGACGGAATCTACCAGCTTGGCTTTAAGGACTTTCCAGGCATGGGCAGCAACTACCCGTTGAAAGAAGACCTTGAGTGGCGCATTTATCGCCGACCGCTTGGGAGCGCAGAATACTTGCAGCTTCCGCACCCAACCATTCAGGCAGTGACGGATAACGCAACGTCATATCTGGACACATTCAACGACTCTGAATTGACTCTGCCGTTGAATACAGTCGATGTTTACGACCCGTATGACATATCGTCTTCGTCTGTGAACCTATTCGCCATTCACAACGGCAGGCTATGGTTACCAAGGCCATTTGTTGAAACCGGCGCAGATCAGCGCGAACCGGGTCATCTGCTATTCTTTTCAAAGCAAAACATTTTTGGTGAGTTCCCGTTTAACAATTACTTTTCTTTCAACAGCCCGATACAGGCTTTGTGGTCTATCGACGAAACTCTTTACATCATTACAGAAGAAGGGCCATACGCTCTTTATGGCAATGATGAATCAGACTTTGTGCTGAAAGAAATTTCGAACACTGGCGTCGGCGGCGCATGGGTTGGCGGCTCTGCTGCTGTCGGCAACCAAATAATTTTTATTTCAACCGAAAAAACAGAACGCGCAGTCGGCAAAAGCATCCACTCCATTTTTGGTAACGCATTCAATCTTATTTCTGAAAAAATAAACAAAATGTTTCCTGTGGTTTATCCGACCACTATAAACGCTCATGGTAGCGGCGTAGTCGACAACAGATTTCTGGTTCTTGGATATGGCGAACCAACAACAACAGGCGGCAAATACCTACTTCGCCGTTTGGTGTTCGATACTGTGACTGGTGGTTTTTTGATTGGCAACCCCGCGACTACAGAATTTTCATATAAAAGTAAAGAGTTTGGCAGTCCTGGTTGGTGGGTTGGCGCAAGGCGAATGTTTGTGCGCGGGCTTGGAAATTTTACCGTTGAACTTTACGGCGACGGCGTAAAAATCGATGAGATAGCTTTCAGCATCAGCGGCACAATACCTCAGACAGAAGATTTTACCGTGCCACCTTATCGCTGCAATTACTTTTCCTATCGATTCATCGGGCAAAGCAATTCCAAAATTTATGAGTTCGGGAGAAAAGAATAATGGAGCGACTTTCAGTTACAAACAATCTTTTGCTCCTGACACCTGGCGTTGTTGGCAAAGGCGACAGCGACAGAATCAGCGTAATGATTTACGGCACAGGCGGCAGTCTTACCGGTCTTGTTCTTTATGCAATGGGGCCACTTGGGCAATTTGCTGACATTACAAATTACTTGTCAGCGGTTCCAACTGGCCTGACATTTCTGACGTTATTCGAAGCGACATACACCTTCGGCGCGTCTGGCCGGTTCAAGTTTATTCTGCACGATACCGTCAGCGGCGATGCAATCATATCGGCAACCGACGTGCCGGAATGGACTAGTAATATCGACATGCCAATAAGCAACGTTGCCAAACAGCGCGTGGACATCCAGCGCATTTTCGGGAAAATCAAGCAAGGAGGCTGATTTTATGGCGTGGTGGACAATACCAGCAATCGTAACCGGGGCGAGCGCCCTGCTTGGCTACAAATCGAGCAAGGATGCAAACAAAACACAGCGGGCGGCCATTAACGCGCAGCAATCAGCAGAGCAGCAGAAGATGGCCGTCATTCGTGAAAACATGGACCTGGCCGACCAGATGTTAAAAGGTGGCGGCAACTACGGCACAGGCGCAGAAAGTCAGGCGAACCAGTGGACAAGCGACTACCTTAACTGGCTTAAAACAGCGCCGGACACAACCTACAACGCGCAGCGTGGTCAGATGGAGGGCAGTATCAGATCTTCTATGGAGCAGGCTGCCCGCATAATGGGAAAGCGTGGCCTGACCGGTGGCGTCGCAAACAGCATGATGCAAGGGATTGGCATGCAGCGCGCCGGTTTGCTTGGCAGCCTCGAAGCTCAGAGAAACGACAGGCGTGGCCAGAATCTCGCTGCGGGTTCTCAGCTTACACAGACGCTTCTTGATCGTGCGTTGAATCTCAGAAGCGCAGCAACTGGCACGGCGATGAATTTTAACAGCCAGATACCGATGCTGATGCAGGGCCAGGCAGCACAACAGAATCAGACTGCCGGTGCATGGGGCGGCCTAACAAGTGCTTTGCTCAACGGCATGATGACTTACCAGCCGCCGACCTCTAACGCCATGATGGCAACGAATAACTCGATGGCAAACAATGCAGCAGCGGCGGCTATAGGCGCGGCATCAGGCAACCCGTTCACCTCGTTTCTGATACCTGGCAGATAAGGAGCAAACTATGTCATTCGTAACCGGATTGCTTGGCGGCCTGACTCAGGGCGTCAATGCGTTTACCAATAGAGAACTTGAACGGCAGGCGAAACAGCAACAGCTATCTGAAGAAGTTCAGAAGCGCAAGACCCTGATACCGCTTGCCCTTGAAGAACAGCGCATGAAGTTCGAGCAGGAACAGCAGTTAAAAGATGCTGCGCAGCCCAATGAATTCAGACGCAAAGAAGCTGAAATGAACTTCATCGCCGACGTTCAGCGCAAGATTACCGAGAAAGCCAATGCTATCAAGATTGAAACAACGCCCGGACTTCGCGAAGCTCTTGCGGCTGGCGACCTTGGCAAAGCAGCGCAGTTCGTTCAGACCAGGGGCGATGAATCCTTCATGCAGAATTACCTGAAGATGGCACGCGACATCATCAACAGCTCGCCGTATGAACGTGAACAGGCACGCCAAAAGGCAATCACCGAAGCGAAGCAGGAGCGCGTAAAACTCGGCATCGAAAAGGCACCCGGTTCTCGTGGCGGCAGTTCTGGCGCTCAGGTTTCCGGCGGTGGCAGAACAAGCCCGATAACAGACCAGAAAACCAATAATAAGCGCCTGGCCGCAGTTGATAAACAGATCGAGAAAATCAAGGCTGACATTGCCAGAGAAAGCGCATACGAAGATGCCGACCCCGCAATAGTTCGCGGCCTTGTGGCGCAGTTGCGCGAACTTGAATCACAACGCGGCGTGCTGACTGGCGATGCTGGCTTTATGCCAACCGAAGAAGAAAAAGCATTGGCACAAAGTTATCTGCCGAAGACTCAGCAGACGACCGGAAAGCCTGTTGCGCCGAAGCAGAAAAGCAACGCATATAACCAGATCGGCGACTTTTTCGCAAAATGGGCAAAATCCCTTCAGAAGAAATAAGGAAGCAATAACATGGCAAGACTTGCACAGCAGTTTAGAACCGACTTTGTAAAGCTCAAAAACAGCCCCGTATGGAATGACTTGAGCAAAGAAGAGCAGCAGGACATTACCCAAAAAGCGAAGCTGTTGCTGCAGGCGTTGCATGAAAAAGATTCGTTCAGAGAAATGAACGAAGCAGAGGCCATTGCCGAAACCGAACGGCAGTTTCTTGAAATGAACCGGGCCAATCAGGACGCAATTGAACGATACGTAACCGCTCCATTCCAGCGCGGCATGTCACAACTCGCTGCCGTTCCCTCGAAGCTTGCCGCCTTTGGCCTCGATGTTGTCGGTGCTGGTGAAACCGCTGACGAAGTGCGCAAGAATGTAGCAGAGCGTGAGCAGGTCGTAGCCGAAACCGTGCCCGGTCTTGGAAAGACATATTCAGAGCTTACCGCTGCAGACGTGCCGCAGTTTATAACTGACGTGGTAGGCGAAAACCTGCCGACGATGCTTGCCACTGGTCTGGCCGGCCGTGCAATATCGGGTAGTAAATTGCTCGCTGGACTGTTGCCACAATCCGGTCGGGCAGCAGCGATTTTAACTCCAGAAGCAGTCGGTGGAGCAGCGGCAACCTATGGCTTGATGTCATTGCCAGAAGTTTATACCTCAGTGAAAGAAGCTGGCGGTGGAGCCGGGTCGGCTGCTTTGTTTGCCGCGCCTCATGCGATCATCGAAAACCTTGGCGGGATAACTCCAACCAAAGTTGCATCATGGTTTAAAAAAGGCGCGGCAAAAGAAATTGCATCAAAGGGTTTGAAAAACTTTCTTTTCGACACCTTTAAAGGCGTTCTTGGCGAAGGCAGCGAAGAAGTCGCCCAGGGCATGGTTGAAATGGCAGCACGTCATTTTTCTACCAAGCCATACGATCAGGCCGTGAAAGATTTTGCCGAAGAAGTAACTTCGCCAGAAGCAATCGAGCAGAT